AAGAACAACTTAGGGATTTGGCTGTTGAAATTGCGGCAAAAGAAGAAGGTTGGTTACCTTATTCTAAAAACATGGAACAAGCAATTGAAGAAGGTTTGGTTGTTAAAACAAGAAAAAATGGTGGTATTCTTTATGAATTTGATTTTGTAAATATGTTAACATTTTTGGGTGAACAATCAATTGACCCAAGTATATTTAAGATGAAACCACAAAAGGAACAAAAACTTCCATTGCCCCCAAATTTTTCTTTTGATATTGACGAACTTACACCAGAAGAACAAAAACAATTGGAGATTGAAAAAAGAAATGTTATCAATGCAATTATAATGGGTAAAGGAAAACGTGGTCAATTTGCTTACCAAATGTATAAAGATAGATTGGACGCAATTGATCCAGGACTATATCCACTTTATAATAAAATTATGGGTGCAAACGATTTGATGTATTTTACCGATGAAGATTTAATTGAAGCTCTTGGTGGAAATGCGGCAGGTGCTGCTGGTAAAATGCAATCACAATCAGATGATGACGATGAGGACGATGATGAGGGTGGTGAAGAACAAAATGATAATGACACATATTACGCTAATGGGTTAATTTTTCCAATTTTACTACACGAATTATTTAAATCATTTTCAATGATTCAAGCAAGAGCACAATGGAAAGATATGGACCCAGAAATGGCAACACAAGTAATTGGTCAAACAGATACAATGGTTAACGAACCAATGAACTTCCGTGTTGGTGGTGAACTTGTAAGAAAATTAAGAACGTTACTTCCAGATGAATTGACTTTAGATAACGAAGGTAAAAAATACATTCCTTTCTTTGAACAACTACTTTATAGTATTCCAGCTGAAGAATTTTTAAAAAATGTAATTGCTAATGTTGTTTCAGATAGTCCATCAGATAACGAAAAAGCTAAAAAGAAATTTAACGAATTATTACAACAAGCAAAAGCTAATTACAAAAAATATAAAGAAGGTGATGACGACGATGATGATTACGATGATGACGAAGAAGATGACGATATTTTAACAAGACTAGGTTTATAATTAAATAATATATTGTCCTACAAAACCCCCTTTTATGAAAATAACTGGGGGTTTTGATATTTATATTAAAATATCTTTATGAGTTTATCAAAAGAACAAATAATGCTTGAGTATGTAAGATGTATGAAAGATACTCCATACGCATTAAGAACCTACTTACAAACATACGATAATACGGTTTCACAATACGTTCCTTTAGAACTATTCCCAGACCAAGTTTCATTACTAAAAGATTATGAAGAACATGAAGAAAATATTGCTTTAAAATATCGTCAGGCTGGTGTATCAACAGTGACCGCAGCTTGGGTATCAAAAAAACTTGTATTTGCAAAAAAAGAACGTCCAGAAAAAATATTGATTATTGCAAACAAACTTGATACATCAATGGAAATGGCAAACAAAATTAGGGCCTTTGTTGACCAATGGCCAAAATGGGTTGGGGCGTCATTTTCACCAGATAAAAATTCACAAAGACACTATAAACTTACAAATGGTTGTGAAGTTAAAGCTGTTGCAACATCACGAGATGCTCTTAGGGGTTATACACCTACGGTACTTGTATTTGATGAGGCCGCGTTTATCGAAGCTGATGGTGATTTTTGGGCAGCTTGTATGGCTTCCCTTTCTACTGGAGGTAAAGTAATTGTTGTATCAACACCTAACGGTTATGACCCAATTTATTATGATGTATATAATCAAGCAGTAAAAGGGATTAACAACTTTAAAATTTCTGAAATGTTTTGGTGGAAAGACCCAAGATATTCAAAAGATTTATTTTTGGTTCCGACTGATGATATGGTTGATTACTTACTTAACAAAGATGAAAAAGACCATTCAAAAAATATATCATTTGCAGATACAGACCCATATGAAAGAGATTATGAAAAAATAAAAGAATATTTTTCACAAGGATATAAACCTTGTTCTACTTGGTATGAAAAAATGGTTAAAAAATTAAAGTACGATAAACGTAAAATTAACCAAGAGCTTAACTGTGAATTTCTAGGGTCGGGTGATAACGTATTTGACTCTAAAGAATTGGAATGGATAAAAACAAACACAATACAGGATGCACCAAATAAAATGATGGGTAATTCACTTTGGATGTGGAAAGAACCAGAACAGGGACATAAATACATTATGGGTGTTGATGTGTCTCGTGGTGATAGTGAAGATTTTTCATCAATTCAAATAATTGATTTTGACGAACGCGAACAAGTTTTTGAATACGTTGGAAAAATACCACCAGACGCTTTAGCTGAAATTGCTTATAAATGGGGTTTAATGTACAACGCGTTTTGTGTTGTGGATATAACTGGTGGTATGGGAATTACAACGGTTAGAAAAATGCAAGAACTTGGTTATAAAAACTTATACATTGATGGTGTCGATTCTACAAATATTTGGTCTTACAACCCAAAAAATCAAGATAAAATTCCTGGAATAAATTTCAACAACAAACGTGTACAGATTATTGCAGCTTTTGAAGAATATGTTAGACATAAATTCAAAATTAGAAGTGTTCGATTATATAATGAAATGAACACTTTTGTTTATGTTAATGGAAGACCAGATCACCAAAAAGGACAACACGATGACCTTATAATGGGTATTTCTATGGCAATTTATGTTGGAGAATCTTCTTTTACCAAATTGGAAAAGGTTGTTGAAAAAACAAAAGTTATGATTGAATCTTGGACCGTAGCAAATAATGATTCTGTTGGTAAACAAATTCATTTTGACCCTGTAATCCCAAATGGTCACATGCTTAATGAACGTATGAAAATGAATTCTGGACCATCAAAAGATGATTATATGAAATACGGTTGGTTATTTGGTGGTAGAAGATAATTATTATTATGGGTTTAGATAGAAGAAAAACTTCGGGTAGAATATTTGGTGGTGCTAATCTAGTAGTACCAGACCAACCAATATATTCCGTAAAAAATTTTCCACCAAGTTTTCAATATAAAAGAGGGACTCCAAAAGATACTTTTAGAGAGATACCACAACCAACCCCAACACCAACACCAAGTCCGACACCACTTCCATTACCTAGTCCGACACCACCTCCATTACCTAGTCCGACACCACCAACACCAAGTCCGACACCAGTAATCGAGACTTTTTATATTCTAACAGAATCACAAGAAGCAATACTAACAGAAAGTGGTGAAAACATTATATATTAGTGAATATTTATATTTGACAATTATATTCTAAATTTTTACTATGGAACAAAATACAAATCAACTAACAGTTTGGCAAAGACTAAATAGAGCATTTGGTCCTAATTCATTATTAGGCCAAGATATACCAACATACAAGTTCAGTAAACAAGAACTGTTAAAAACAAGAGATAAGAACGAATTTGAAAAAGAAAAACTTCAAGCTCAACAAACACTATATTTATCAAATCAATGGCAAAAAATAGAAAGCAATCTTTATACTCAAGCAATTTATTATGAACCAACAAGATTAGCAGCATTCTACGATTATGAATCAATGGAATTTACACCAGAAATTTCTACAGCACTTGACATATACGCAGAAGAGTCAACAACACCTAATGAAGACGGATATATTTTACAAATTTATTCAGAATCAAAAAGAATAAAAGGTATCTTAGCCGATTTATTTAACAATACATTAGATATTAATACAAACTTACAAATGTGGATTAGGAACACTTGTAAGTATGGTGATAATTTTGTTTATTTAAAATTAGACCCAGAAAAAGGAATTATAGGTGGTGTACAATTACCAAACATTGAGATTGAAAGATTAGAAAGAGGGATGACCCCAAAGACTGCAAATTCTGAAAATAACCCAAATGAAAAAGGATTAAGGTTTAATTGGAAAGAAAAAAATATGTCTTTTAATACTTTTGAAATTGCACACTTTAGATTACTTGGTGATGATAGAAAGCTACCTTATGGTACGTCAATGTTAGAAAAAGCAAGAAGAATTTGGAAACAGTTAGTTTTAGCTGAAGATGCAATGTTAATTTATCGTACATCTAGAGCACCAGAAAGAAGGGTATTTAAGGTTTTTGTTGGAAATATGGATGACAAAGATGTTGAACCATACGTACAACGTGTTGCAAACAAATTTAAACGTGACCAAGTCGTAGATTCTAAAACTGGAAATGTGGATTTAAGATTTAACCAAATGGCCGTTGACCAAGATTATTTTATCCCAGTAAGAGATGCAACACAAACAATGCCAATAGAAACATTACCAGGCGGTACAAACCTCTCTGAAATTGCGGATATTGAATATATTCAAAAGAAACTTGTTACGGCATTAAGAATACCTAAAGCATACCTTGGTTTCGAAGAGCCAGTTGGAGACGGAAAAAACCTATCATTACTTGATATTCGTTTTGCAAGAACAATTAATAGGATACAAAAAAATATTTTATCAGAATTAAATAAAATTGCAATTATTCATTTATTTCTTTTAGGTTTTGAAGATGAATTACAAAACTTTACACTAGGATTAAATAATCCATCCAAACAAGCTGATTTATTAATGGTCGATGTGTGGAAAGAAAAAGTTACTTTATACAAAGATATGGTAACTGAAATTCCAAATACACTTGCACCAACATCAGCAACATGGGCTAAAAAACACATATTTGGTTTTTCAGATGAAGACATAAAGCTTGATACTCAAAGACAAAGAATGGAAAGAGCTGTTGCTGCTGAACTTGCAAATACAGCAACAATTATAACACACACTGGATTATTTGATAATATTGATAGATTATATAAAACTGTAAGTGGAACAACAGAAGGTGGTGAAGCCGCTGGAGGAGCACCACCACCAGGAGGAGGACCACCACCGGGAGGAGGAGCACCACCGCCACCACCGGGAGGTGAACCAGGTGGATTACCAGAAAGTAAAGATAAGTTAGAAAATCTATTATTGGAGTCAAACGATGATAATTTTTTAATAAAAAATAGTTCTCTTGGTGATATAGAAAATGAATTATTAAAAATACTAAGAGACTGATATATTTATAATAAAAATAATTATGAAATTTGGTTTATTAAAAAGTAAAATAGAAAAAACTCTTGAGGAATCTTATAAAAAAAATTCATTCAAAGACACTTTATTTATTTTCAAAGAATTAGTTTTGGAAAATAAAAATATATCTAAACTTTATTATTTGTATGATGAATTATCGTCAAATAAAGCACTTAATGAGTCTACAGCAAATGAATTACTTAATCAGTCTATTGTTGTGTACGAAAACACAATAAATAAAATTTCTAAAAAAAATTTAGAAGAATTAAATTTATGGGTTGGACACGTAAAATCTAAAAATAACTACACTGATTTAGATAACTTATTTTCAAATAGTGTATTGACATTAGAAAATAAAGTTAAAAGTAAAAAAATTATTCTTGAAAATTTAAAGAAAGTTCCAGAAAAAATCGAAACCGTTAAAACCTTGCCAGTCGAAAAATTGGTAAGTGTTGCAAACAAAACATTACATAATTTTATTAATTCATTAAATGAAGAAAGTAGAAAAACTTTAACAAAAATTTTATCTGAAGATGAAAATAAATTAAAGTTAAAATACGAACTATTAAAAGAAGATGTTGTTGATAAATTGGAAAACATCAAAAAAGATGAATCAGACACTGAAGTTCTTAAAACAATTGAAGAAACATTAAATAGACTACAAAATGAAAATTTTGATAGAATTTCATTTTTTAAACTCCAAGAACTAAATAGAAATATTTAATCCAAATTTTTCATTCTTTGTATGTAAATAGCTTTTTGTAAAGTCTGTCTTTTTTCGACAGACTTTTTTGTATATTCTTTTCTATAATTAAGATGTGAATTTTGTCTAGTTCTAATTACTTTACTTTTTAGTTCTTTAAGTGCTCTTTCGATGTCGTTTTTTTTTACTTGTACTATTAACATAAATGATTTTATTATATTTGATATATATTACAAAATTATGTAAATTTTAATAAAATAAACATTGAGACTATGAAAAATTTTTATGAAAAAGGGAAAAACCTCAAAAATTAATGGATTTAGAACATCCAAAGTAAGTTATGGAACAGTAGATTCTAAAGAATTCAAATCACTTTACT